CTTCCTGGGGCTTCTCTGTTTTTGGTGGCTGAATGATTAGGCTGATAATCTTTCCAATAAGTCTACGCATCATCTACTCCTTTTGTGATTGTTTTAACTACTTCTTTGTTTTCTATTAAAAACTTTCTAGCTCCACGCCAATCTTTAAAAGTAAGCAAGCCTTTAAAGATTTCCGGGTGTGCATGTATTAAATAGAACATAGCTTCAGCTTTAAAGTCTTCTACTTCTTTTTCATGTTCTGCTTTAGCTCTCTCATACTCTTCATGACCATAGCTTTTGTCATTTTTCCTTAAAGCTTCAAGCTGGTTTAGATGAGAATAAAAGAAAAGTTCCAGGGCTTTGTTTACTATTACTAAATAAAAAACATAAGACAACTTAACTATTGTGGCAGACAATCTAGCTGACTTCCAGAAGTAAGTTGCAGAGCATGTAAACCAGCCCACTATAAAGCTAGCTATAGAGATTGATACTAAAAGTTCCATGTTTCTCCATGAAAAAACCATCTAAGGTTTTACCCTTAGATGGTTATTATAACGGCTCAGGAGTGTTATGTCAAGCTATTATTTTGAGACGAGTCTGTTAAAGATGCGATCGGCTAGCTTGGTCGCCATGGCATCTTTCTTTCTTTCATTAAGAAGTCTAGCCTTTACTCGGCGGGCTACTTCAGCGATCATATCCTCTTCGCCCATCATTTCAACTTCTTCTTCTTCGTCTTCGGGAGCGGAATCAGCCATTTCTAGATCACCACCTTCTCCGGCTTCAACTTCGCCCTCCATCTCTTCTTCTTCTTCTTCGCCGTCAACCCCGACATCAGCAACCACCCCGACAAGTTCAGCTAGTTGGTTTACAATGTCAGCAAACTGCTCTTCTTTATCACCACCCATGGCATCATCCATTTCCATGCCCATGTCATCATCCATTTCCATGTCCATGTCATCGGCAGGCTCTTCAGCAGCCATCTCTACATCCATTTCCATGTCGCCTTCTTCGGCATCCATGTCCATTTCCTCTTCTTCTTCCTGCTCCTGCATGTAATCACGCATTCCGGGCTCTTCTTCTTCCTCTTCCTCATCACGAGCACCTGGAAGATCCATTCCCATTCCCATTTCATTCATTGGGCTAATGTTGGCAAGTTTCATGAACTTGCGGATTTCAGCCTCGGTTAGTAAAGTCTTGCGAGCCATTTTGTTTTATTCTCCTTAAAAACTCAAAAATAAATAGTGTCAAGAAATTCAAATACTAATTTAAAAATCTATTAGATTTATTATTCTTTAACTTAAATAGTGCTTGCTCTTCTATTTGTTTTACTCTCGTAAAAGAAATCCCTTCTCTCTCGGCTACTTCTCTAAGAGAAAGCGGACCATTTTCATAAATAGAGATAAGAGAACAGTTGTATTCTTTTTCAAAGTTTATAAAGTATCTGCACTCTTCTTTGTCGCAGCACTTCTTCTCCTTTAGGCAATCCCTGGAGCAGGGCATTAAACTATCAGTATTCATAAATCAGGAAACTCCTCTGCTATTAAGTCAAAAATGTTTTCTTTTTCTGCATCATCGAGGAGACCAAAATCTTCTACTGTTTCTTTTCCTTTCTTTCTCAATGTCTGGGATCTTGTTACTCTTCCTTTGCTTAGAAGCTTGTGTTCTATAACATAAGTGTCAAGAAAGTCTATGATCCTATCGTCTCCCTCAATAACACCATCAATAATCGCACGAAAGAAATGCGCCATAGAAATGTTGTTATGACGCAATCTTATCAAGAGTCGAGCATGGTCATCATCAATAACACGAAACTTTATCTCTTTTAGAGGTTTTCCATACTCTTCTCCAGCCATTAGAACCTCGTGGTAATGTGAGTTTTGCTCTCGCCAAGACCAGCTTGAGTTTGTGTAACAAAGATTGCTGTAGATTGTAGCTCTGTGATAGTTCTACATCCAGAATAGGACAATCCTGAACGGATGCCCCTCTCTAGGTCTGACAATACATTTGCAACCTTTCCTCGATAAGGAACAGTCGAGGAAACACCTTCAAATGAAGAATACTTTCCTCTCCACTCAATCTGTGCTTCTTTGGATGCCATGCCTCTATAAGTCTTATACTTGGAACCCGTAGGAGAAGTGAAAACATCTCCAGGTGTTTCTTTTGTTCCAGATAGTAATGAGCCTAGCATAACCGCATCAGCACCAGCAGCAAACGCCTTAACGATGTCACCAGAGTTTCTGATTCCACCATCAGCAATGATTGTTACATCTCTATCAGTCTTTGCACAATCAAAGATAGTCTGTAGTCCTGGTAGTCCGTGACCTGTTTGGATTCTCGTAGAACAAATAGAACCCCCGCCAATGTTGCAACGAACAGAATCAGCGCCCCAATCTGCAAGATCATTAATCCCTTGAAGAGTTGCAACATTACCTGCCATAATGTGCAGATTATCACCGAAGTTATCCCTAATCAACTGAAGAGCTTCTTTTACCAAGATGTGATGACCATGAGCTACATCAACACAAACAAAAGTAGCGCCAGCATCTAGACAAAGCTTTAGCCTTTCGGTCAAGTCTCCTCCAACACCAACAGCAAACCCAACTTGCTTAGAAGCATAGTCTTTCACTGCTCGACTTACTTGTTCAGCTTGTCCCGCTGGGGAGTTATAACGATGAATAACCGAACAGCCACCCATCCTTGACATCTCAGAAGCCATTCTATGCTCAGAGATTGTGTCCATTGGAGAAGAAATAATGGGCAAATCAAGTACAAGACCTCTTTTAAGGTCAGACTGTAGATTTATTTCTTTTCTCGAACGAATGTTTGAATAGCGTGGCTGCAATAAAACATCGTCATAAGTCAGGGCTCTAAGCACTTTTACTCCTTTGTTCTTTAATAAAACTCTTTATTTCGTCAGAGGTAAACCAAGTTTCTGGATGGGGGTTAGCCGGATCTTTCAAAAATCTTACATAAGGTTTCTTACCACCTGTCCTAACAAAGCAAATACTTGGCACTCCACTAAAGCCATACCTATTTTCAAAGCCCTCTCCATCATCCATGTTGAAGGCATAAAAGTAAACGCCTTCGGTTTCACCAGCTAGCTGAACAAAATGGGGCTTTAGTGCGTGGCAAAGATGACAGTTGGAGCCATAGAACTTAATCACAACTTCGTGTGTCTCTGGCAGGTTACCTTCAATAATCTGTATGGCGTTGGCTCGACTAATTCTTGATACTTTCATTTTCTTTTCTCTCGATGATTCGGTCTAGATACCAACGGGCTTTCTTTAGATCCTCAATCGGATTCTTCTTGTGTTGGTGTCTTGCTACATACTTTATAACATTTCCTGCGTTAAAGTCAAGCCCCCAATCTTCAATAGCATCAATAACTTCAATGCTGCCAAAGTTGTAATGATCGGGATGATTAACTGCCTCTCTTCGAGCTAGCATCTCTAGACCATCGTTAAGCTCATGTTCTATGGCTTCATAAGGATCGACATTGCTATTCTTCACTGACATTCAAAGCCTCCTTCGTTTTTTGTATACATTCAGGGCAGAACAAAGAAACACGCATTGGATTCTCATAAACTACGACCCTCCATGTTTGCGCGTGTTCCTTGCTAGTCTTATCAAAATCTGCATTACAAGCAGAACAGTTTTCTGGTCTATGCTCGAATGTGGAAATCTTTTGAGCTAATGCTTCGTTTTCTTTATTTCCTTTATTGAGTTTCTTAAACCTTCTGCGTTGTTTACGATTCACTATCGCTCCATTCCAGTAATACGAGGGGCTGGGTAAGCTGACTTTCGAAAAACAACAACTGCTGATGGAAATGGGGCACTATTTGTCTCGTCACCAAACTTGATACGACCTCGAACAAAACGAATCTCATCGGCTTTCATTACCCAGTCATGCCAGTATTGCGTATCAGTTCTTGCAGGGATAAGCATAACTACAACTGTATTGTCTTTCTGCCCCTCTTCATAAGCTTTCTTTACCCAATCTTTTAGAGCCCGCCCATAAGGAGGGTTTAGAAAAACCTTGTGACCACCCCAGTCCTTATCTAGAGCATTGTCATTCTGGGTAAAGTGGTTTACCACCTTATAGTTATCAGAAGAAGCTGCCGCATCTAGAGTGAAAGGACCAAAAATGTTATTGAGCTTATCAAAGAAAGATTGTGGAGTTGCCCACTCATTAGACTTTGAGCTAAACATAACCTTTTGTGTATTCTTATCCATCAGTGCTCCCTAAGGCTCCGTCACCCCTGCTTGAAATAGTCATGGGATAATCGTAGAGATCGCCAGCGCTCTTCTCTTGTGCCCGAAAGTGAACTACAGGAACAAGGACAAGTTGGGCAATCTTCATTCCTGGCTCAATGTATTGGTGCTCTAGTCCAACATTGTGAAGATTAATAAAGACCTCTCCACTATAACCTGAATCTACTACACAAGCTCCGACTAGGAGACTCCTCTTAGCTGCATTACCAGAGCGATTCTTTACCTCAAGCATGTAGCCATGCGGAACTTCAAACCGCAGACCGGTGCTCAAGATAACTGAACTACCAGGGGAAACATGGACTCCCCTAGGCTCCTCTGGGCTATAGAACACATCTAGTCCTGCGTCAGATGGATTTGCTCGCTCAGGTGTCCTAGCTAGCTTATGAACCTTTTGGAACTGTAGAATCACTGTCCTCCCTCCTCATTGCTATCACCTTCACCAGTGATAATCTTAAAGTTGTCGTAAACCTCATCAATGTTTACCTTGTCCTTGAACAGACGATAAGCCTTTACAGCGGCACGAATCTCATCTGTGTTTAGCCAACCCTGCTCACGGAACTCAGTGCGTAGTTCACGCTTCTGCTCCTTGTAGGGCTCCATGGCATCTTCAATAGCCTTAAGTGAACGGATGTATTCCATAACAAAACGCTTCTTCTCTGCTGACGATGTAGACATCTTTCCTCCTTTTGTGTCTATAATCTAACTGACTAAGCCTATACTGTCAAGCGCTCAGTGTCGTTTTTTTGCAGCCCGAACAGGGCAAGCTCTTTCATTTTAGCCTCAATCATCACATCAAGATCATACCCATAGTCATCCACAGGTCCATCCACATAATCTGAATGGGCGTGGGGACGAATCTTCGCATCCTTCTTTTCTTCTGCACGAGACTCTGAGTAGTGAACTACAGGCTTGATGTCGCCCCAGGTAGAGATTGCCACTTCAAGTGCTTCTTTCTCTGAAAGCTCTCCAGTGCAAAAGCCATGATGATGATAATCAAAAACAATAGGAACACCAATACGCTTGTATACTCCTTCATAAAGCTCTTTAGTTGAGTAAAGCGACGGACGATCATCATTTTCTACAGTTAGTCTGCTCCTTACAGATTCTGGAAGTCTCTCAAAGTTCTTTGCAAAAGTATCTAGTGCAACAGGCTTGTTGCCATAAGCTGCACCAACATGGATGTTGATCTTGGCATAATGGTTCCTGGGTAGATTAAGCATGTCGAAAAACTCACCATGAATCTCCAAGTCTCTCTTTGTGTTCTGGAACACTCTGTCATTTGGAGAAGCCAACTTGTTGAACGGACCTGGGTGTGAAGTCAGACGAATACCATGCTGGCGGGCATAGTTGCCTACTGTCTCGCAAGCTTCCCAGATCTGCTCATAGTCTGGTAGATCGTGTAGCTGATACTCCGAAGCCCAGGGAAAAATGTTGGAGGACAGACGGAAGAACCTAATCCCGTGCTCAACATTCCATTGGAGAATCTTTTGGAGGTCGAGTACATTTAGGAGAGATAGGGAGGAAGCATACTCGATTCCTCTTTGCTGAAAGGTTCTCTTGATCATGGAGCGATTGGTAGTGATTCTATCTTTTGCTTTACCACCAAAATCCTGCGGATTAGAAAGCTGCATGTTAATGCAAGCATAGCCATAGTTCTTTGCCATCTGTCCTCCTATGTCTTTAATGTAGCACGCTACCCTCCCGTTGTCAAGCGATTTTCTTCGTAGATGCTACGAGGGTTATCAGAAAAATAAATGCTATCAATCCCTATCTCTCGATTAAACTGGGATTGCATGAATAGACGAAAATCCCTCTCGTTACCAAAAGTGTCTCCAACTATTCCCCAAGAGTCTACTTCACGGAGAACATCCACTTTATTTACCACAAGACGGTTGACGCCATTCATCTTGATTGCTTGTTTAATCTCGTTTGGATTTAGCCAGTTACACTGCCTCACACGCCCTGTAGTGGCTCCAAATTCTGAACCTGCCATTTGGATCTTATCAAAAATCGGGTCGTTCGGCTGGAATGGACGCTTGCCTACATAGGTTTCGTAAGCCTTGATGACACCCCAGATGTTGCGAATAGAACGGGGGTTGATCGCATTTTGGATAGCTGCTGCTACTCCAGTGTGAGAAGAAGTTACATAAGGATAATCTCCCCAATCTGGATCTAGCCAAAAGCCCTGCGCTCCTTCCATAAGGATAACATTACCAGAATCAGAGTGAAGCTCTTCATAGATGTCAATCAAGAAAGGCTGAAGTGAGTCGACCTCTTCTACCCTGGTGCCAGTGCGGTTGTACTTCTCACGATAAGCAGGACCATTGCCAGTCTTGGTAGTACCAATGGTTTTGTCATTTGAATCTTCTTCTAAATAAGAAGAACGAATAACATGAGCATTTTT